GGTCGATGTCAACGTGCGCGTTATACGCAGCTGTACATAAATCACCTGTATCGAGCCATCCAGTTGACTGAATACCAGTTCTGTGCATGAGTCGAAGTACCGGGTCCAAATTAGATTCGTACATTTTAATGCGAATACTTTCATCTGGAAGTGGTCGTCGAAGACGTCCAGCAACCATACGTCTCGAAGCGAGATTTCTAAAAAATAACTGAAGGTATGGGAATTGCTCATTGTTTTGAAACCCCCAAACATCTTTGCGGTGAATCGTGTTATAACTCGTGAGACAACCAGGACACGCCTTTTCGATTTTGTTGTATATGATTTGCACCTTTTGTTGTGTTATATTACGAGGCAACTTTACAAAAAAGTAAGGTGTAAATGCTGTCGTTACACATACAGACTTACCCTCACTTGTTTTACCAAAGATACTGATCAAGTGTTCGTCGTCTGTATCCCTGGTCTCCCAGGTGAGTGCTTGGAAGACAACCATACTTCGTTATGTACCTAAAATTTTAATATCATTTAATAATAATTATGTCAGCTGCACTTGTCGATCTTGTATCAGTCGGGGCTCAGGATGCCTACATCACTGGCGAACCCCAAGTCAGTTTCTGGCGCCAAAACTACAAGCGCTACACGAACTTTGCTCTCAAGCCAGAGCGCATGGATTACATCGGTACTTTCACGGGTGGCGCGGAAGTTGTCGTACCAATTCGCTCGAAGGGTGACCTTTTGAGCTACATATGGGTGGAACACCCAAATATTTCCAACGTTGGCGTAAACACTGATGGCCTCTTTTCTTCGGGTGATACCAGTGTGACTGAATTCAGTCTTCACGTTGGTGGACAAGAAGTTTGCAAGTTCGATTCCTTGTATGTACAAGGTGTTCACAACGTTGTGTACCGTGATACACAAGCCAAGGCATCTTGCTCCGTGACATCGGAAACAGTCGCCGATAACGCGAAGGGTGTCGCTGGTACCGCGTCCGATTATTACATGGTACCATTCTTCTTCAGCGAAGATTGGACTAAGTCGCTCCCATTGGTGGCGTTGCAATATCACGAAGTTGAATTGCGAATCAAGTGCCGTTCTGGTCTCGGTAACTTGGGAGCAAGCCCAAAAATATACGGTATGTATGCATACTTGGACACCGCCGAACGCGAGCATTTCACGTCACAAGAACACGAAATCCTCATCACCCAAGTGCAATATCAACCAATGACAAAGACTGACACGTCTATCGATTTGACTTATTTCAACCATCCAGTCAGGGCGCTCCACTTGACAACGTCAAATGTGTCTGGTACTGGATGGGCGAGTGATTACAGTTTCGATACCGCGTCGCTTTACATTAACGGCCTCGCCCTATTCGAAAATGGTTCGAATACATTCCACCATAATGTTGTTCACGAAATGCACACCACTGCACTCGCGCCATCATCTCTTGATGCGGTTCCACTCTTCACGTGGCCATTCTGCTTGACCATGAACCGGTCACAGCCAAGTGGCTCTTTGAACTTTTCTCGCATAGATAATGCGAAACTTACCATTCAAAGTCCAAGCTCCGGTGCCAATGATGGATTATATAGAGTTTACGCTGTAAACTACAATATTTTGAGAGTGAAAGATGGTATGGCGGGTATTGCATTCTCCAACTAAATTAATTTCCAGAAGACCCGAAACCACGATTTCCTCTCTGCGTTTCCACGAGTTCTTGTACTTCTTCGATGAGAGGTGTTTCACACCTTTCCAGAATCATTTGTGCAATTCTATTTCCCTTCTTAATGACGAACGGCTCACTCCCGTGATTAAGTAGGATGACTTTCAACTCACCCGTAAAATCTGGGTCGATGACACCCGCACCGGTTTGAATGCCATACTTAAGTGTCAAACCGGATCTAGGTGCAATACGACCATAAACACCAGGTGGCAAATGTGCACAGACACCAGTACTTACAAAAGCACGTTCGAGTGGCGGGACGATTACTTCTTCCATGCTATATAAATCATAGCCAACGGACCCAGGTGAAGTCCGTGTAGGAATGATCGCATCTTCGTGTAGCTTCTTAATTTGAAGACTCATGAATAACATTCTGGTGTAATCTTTATACAAGTATATATAAATGATACCTCTCGTCATAGCACTCGGTGCGGCCGCTCTCGCGTACACATTCACCGGAGAAAACTTGGTCTCCGCTTCGGAAGCGAAGAAACTGATCAAAAGTGGAAAGATAAAGAAAGTCATAGATGTACGAACATCTACAGAGTACAGACTTGGTCACTACCCAAGAGCGTTACATTTGCCAGTCAACAAAATGAACGAAAAAACAACGACAGAACTTCCAAAAAAAGGATTGCTCGTCTACTGCAACACCGGACAGAGGGCAAGGATTGCGGCAGAGAAATTAATTGATTTGGGATTTGAAGATGTGTATTACATAGCAGGACATTACTCAAGTTTGAACTGAAACGTGTGTCTATGTATCGCACCTGACTTTTAATAATCTTTCAATGCGCACCTTTTCCTTATTCATAAACAAAGTAAGTTGTGTAATCGGGTCATCGAGATACACTTGCCCATGGTTTTTTAGTCTATCACATTTTATGACCTGATTCACGCGTACGATATTGACACGAACAACTCTTTCTCTTACGGATTTACTATAATGTGCGGCGAGTATAGCTGCATCCCTCTTCGTTTCCTTAGGAAGTACATCTTCTTCACAACATACGACGACATGAGAACCAGCACCACCGTCTGTATGTAGCCACCATTCATTTGGAAAACTCGATTGTGTCAATGCGTCATTATCTTTCGCGTTCTCACCCACCTTAATGGTGATGCCATCGAATGATGTGTATGACTTCATACATAAGTTAGAACCTACGTTTTTATATAATTTATGGCCAGAACGAAGACTACTACGAGGGAGCAAACTTGGAATAAACGCGACAACTATATATTGAAGATGTTTGTGTGGCAGTTATATAATAGATTACACACTATCGAATTATTCGCAGTCTATGCATATATGCGTTTGGTAGAAACGCGTTTCGTCGTTAAGAAATTGAAAACGAGCGATCTGAAGTTTGTTCAATTTTAGTAAATTTAACATCTTTAATTTTATCAATCATCCGGTTGACGTGGTCTTGTGTGATTATCATACATTGTTCACACATGACGCGCCCCTTGTGTTCGACCAACAATGGACCTCCCGTGCCGACGACTGCCCTAATAATATCAAGCATGTTTCTTAATATCTCATTCACCTTGATTGACTTAGGCAATAAAAATATCTGTTTAAACTAGGTATGAATAATAATTCAGTTGTCATAGAAACACCTCCTAAAACACCTAACAGTCCAGTGCGCGTCATACAAAATGTGAGCCCGGATATTATCAGGCGTCAAAGTTTGAATAACCTCAGGCGTATGCGAAGAGAACTGATGTCTTTTGCTAACGCGGGGTTTATAGGTCGAAGAATTGATTTCAACAACTCAAATAATCGTCCAAACACATCAAATTATATGAAGAATAAAAAAAAGGTAAAAAATAATGCAAACGAAAATAATCGGACACGAAAAATTACATGGAAAAATATGAATGTGAAGAATCTTCCAATAGATCCAATCACGGCAAATGAATTCAATTACGGAGACAAAGCGGTAAAAATAAATAAACTGTATCTTTCGCCAACATCGTTTAGAAAGATGGCTCGCATGTCCATGACAAGTGCTATAAACGCAAACGGAAACATGGTTCTATTTAAAAATCCGATGACACGGGGCAATGTTAAAAAGGGTGATATTAAATTTGTTGTGTTAAAAAAGCAATAAACTAAAATTCGCTAAATTATATGCACGTAGTGTTAAAGTCGAGTCCCACGCTCACGCATAAATATAGGGTCACTCTACCAAACAAAAAAACAATCGATATAGGTTCCATGGATTCACCAGATTACACAGATCATGGGAATCCAAGGCTCATGCGTGCACACCTACTTCGTAAAGGTGCCGAGATACCCAGGGAAGTTCGAGTGGAAACAGACCTATACGAGATACACCGTGGCATGTTATATGCAGACACCAGTACTGAAGAAAACTGGAACGATCCCTCTCGTGCGGGGTACTGGGAAAGATGGGTATTATGGAGTTACCCATCGGTTGAACATGCTAAGTTATGGATGACGATGCGTAAAGGTATTCTATTCATGCCCACGGAAGAAATGTTGTGGTTTTGTGATGATCAAAAAATGCATTAAGCACCCGTTGACCCAAATCCACCAGCGCCACGTCCAGTTTCGTCGAGTGTATCAATCTCGTGTACATCCGGGGTTTCACACCTCTCTAAGACAAGTTGAGCAATTCTATCACCCTTCTTAATCTCAAACGGAACGTCCCCGAGATTAAAAAGAGCGACCTTAATTTCACCGGTATAATCCGGGTCAATAACACCCGCACCCACGTGAATGCCATGCTTCACGGTGAGACCAGATCTCGGTGCAACTCGTCCATATACGTTCATCGGCAAAACAACTGCGACCCCCGTACCGACAAGACTTCGTTGCGAAGGAGACAATACAACCTCATCGACACTGTATAAATCGTATCCAACAGCACCACCAGAACCACGAGTTGGAACAATAGCATCTTGAACGAGTTTTTTCACACGGAGTTCAGACATTTACTTATAAGAGTCCGTAATCTTTATCTTAATTAAGGAATATACGGCTTAATTCATAAATGTGGTCCATCCATAACGCAGTCGTACGAGCCACCACTGAACCTAAAACGGATTACGATAAACTCAAAAAACGTATTAACCGCGCAACGCTCGGATATGGTAGCGCACTGACGTCCATGTATTTCATCACACATGGAGCAGAACAAGGTGTGTCTTCTACCATCGGTGTAGCAACCTCTTTCGCATACATCGCGCTACTCGAAAGACACGTGGATAATATAGAAAATTCACATTTTCAAAAACAGTTATTAGCTCCAATGGGAACTGCTATATTTGAAGCCATGTGGAATAGTGCACCTTTTGCATTTGATTTTGATTATGGGGCAACATTCGTCGGATTTCTTGCATATAAGGTGGCGCTATTGAGTGTCGTGTACGATGAAGTTCGGAGGATGTTGGTGTTAGGTGATAAGGAAGATTAAATTAAAATGATTATTATTTAACGACGCGTCGCGGACCGATATCGAGGCGACCCAAGTTCTTAATTTTACCGGTCACGATATATTCATCGATCTTGTTCGCAATGCCCCTGCCGATACCCGGTACCTTGTGGGGTCCTTGTGAAATCTCAGTTCCATTCGTGACTTCAAAGTTGAGTTTTCGAATAGCCTCTGCACCCTTCTTGTAAGCCTCGCTTTTGTGAGTATCTTTCTCCACGCACGCGAGTAAATCCAATTGTTCCGCGATATTCTCATTTGTAGTGAATGTCTTGAATCTCTTAATTTCACCGGTTTCAAGAAATTCATTTATTTTTCGGATGACACCTTTCCCGATACCCGGTAGGTGAGCGATTTGCTTACCATTGCTTAATTTGAAATCGAGATGATAGATGATATTGGCCGCTCGTTCATACACCGATTTCTTGTATTCATGTTCTTCCTCTTGAGCGAGGTCATCAAAAGCGTCCGTGAGGGGTAAGTTGTAGCAGACAAAGTAATCATCCGATTCAGATTCAGATTCAGTTTCCGTTTCCGTTTCATATTCAGAGTCGGATGCGACGGACTCGTTGTCACTCACTTCAGCGTAGTGAAGCATTGTTTCATACTCCAGGATAGCCTTTTCTTCTTCACATTTGTGGAAACGCTCTTTGAGTTCGGCGTTCTCCTTTTCAAGGTTGGCGATGTAGGTAGCGATAGATTGAGAGTTCATGTTTGATTTTAAGTCAATTGATTATTCATGGCGGTAAACGCGACTTAGGTTTTTTTTGTGTGTTTAATTTAAGATGTCAGTGAAGGCAAGATGTACCTCAAATGGAGAGTCACTCTATTACAATCTAAATGAAATAGGAGACATCACAGAGGGTAAGAAAATTACCAGCTTTGAATCCAAAATGCTCATAGACGTTATAAATGAAATAGAAGGTAGATGTATATCTATACACAGACAATGCAAATCACAATATCCACTCATAACACCTGAAAATTCCAAATATTGGTTAACTTCTATAGATCAAGAAAACAGGATATCACTCGCACACACGATAGAAAAGTCAAACATACCCGTACTTTATAACACACCGAGAATGTGCGATCCGGGTGTCACTATATCCAAAAATTGGAGTCTTCGTAATTACATAGAAAGTCGCCTTTATCTATTTAATAGAGTTTATAACAGGGGTCAATCTATAAATAAAAGAAAACGAGATTTGTGTTACCCGAGCATAGTTTTCGATTTTAGACCATTCGTGTACGCCATGACAATGGAAGGAAAAACTATATACGTGTCTCAATACATAGTTCCAACGTCAAAAACTAAACTTGGTTACGTACCAATCAGTTCAATAACTCCTAATCAGCCCTCCCCAAAATCAGAATCAACGCTTGGTATATTTAAGACCATGGTTTTAAACGTTGCCTCGAGTAAAGCAAATGCAGGTATAGCGGGTAACAATTACAACGTTAAAATGAACTCCGGAAACATGGAAGCGTTCATCAAATTTATAAGAGAGTACGATGGAGTTGAGTTTGTCGGTAACTCAAATTCAAATAGTTCATTTTTTCCAAAACAAAACACAACTGGTATACCAACCATACCCCTCACAGATGATATAATAAGAGTATTCTATTATGATTTACTCCATGATAAAGTAACAAAGGGTACAACATTCAAATATTTTAAACAGTTATTTACCAAAGAATTTTTAAGCTTTAACAACTCTGTCACATTTAATATACATGTGGGAGCGGCGAAAGCGGCCAAGTCGTTTTCAAAATACAGAAGCATACTTTCCAAGAAAAATGAAATGAAAACGGTATTCAGGGGGCGTGGCAATAAAAGAAAGGAAGTAGAGATCCCACAATATCCAGCCATGTTCAAGACTATAGGAGACTTGTCACAGTTCATATACGCGGGTAAATATAACACGATAGTGGCGAGTGGTGATAGAATGGGTATAGCTACGGGTTTATATGTAAACGCAAAGATGAACGTGGCTGTCAAGACGATGATAGAAGATGGTATAACGGGGTTTGTTGTATACACGGGTAAGAGTAATGTTAAATTCCAATCTAGATCGTCGTGTGTAAACATAAAAGGTAGTGCATGTATGTTAAATAACTCAGTAAAGATATCAAAAGAACGTTTTGAAGCAGAATCTAAAAAATATATGCCACAGAACATCCGGGAAGGAATAAATAAAATAGAAAAAACCAAACCAAAGCTACCAAGAGGTTTCAAAAGTTTGGCTCAGTTAATAAACAAAAATTCATACAAAGCGCTCACACCAACCACAAAAGCGAACTTGAAAAAGAAACTCATCGAGTTTGCTGATTATTTACCAGATGAAGTAGATAGATATATGAACATAATAAGTCCAGAAAACAGGGGTAAACTCGCGGCGGCCACTGGTAGAGGTCTCACTACTAGGACCGGTGTAAAACGCGATAGAAACAATACACAAAGTCAACCGGGTCAAGTCAAGCGCCTTAAAACTACAGGTAAAGGTGTCACATGGTCTAACAATGTGAAGGCTGTGAATACTTCGAAAACATCCGGTGCTAAAACGGTCGTGAATTTATTGAATTTGGTTAACAAATCTAAAAGCGCAAATACTGCGAAGACTGCGAAAACGCCCGTGAATTTATTGAAATCGGCTAACAAATCTAAAAGCGCAAAGACTGCGAAGACTGCGAAGACTGCGAAGACTGTGAAGACGCCTGGCGCTAAAACGGCTGGGAATTTATTGAAATTGGCTCAGAGTAGATCACGGTCCGCCGTGTAATACGTCTTTCCTTTCATGACAAAACTATGCACTCTCGCATACGCCCACGCCTGTGGAGAAGCGCCAGGTCGGTGCCCGGTTCTCCACGCGGCGAGTCCTCGATCGTACACGGTTCTCAGTGTCTTCAATGGTATCTTCGTCGCTTTCGCTATTTCGGGAAGGGATTTTGCGTTCGGGTACTTTTCACGGAATCGTTTCGTGTACGAGGACGTACGAGTTTTCACGTTCTTATCGGTAGAGAATTTAGTGTACGTTTTCTTTTTCATTTTCATGTATCTAGTTTCTACGTCTTTGAATGTATCGAGCCCTCTGAAATATTTAAGGGGTGCATATATGGGACCCTTCGTTTTACGCAGTTCGCGAACTTTCTTAGATATTTCCTGATCCGTGAGGGCCATCTTAATTATTACATATAATTTTAATCTAACCAATCGTAATCTTTCGAACCCAACTTTATTGTACACCCATCACATCTACGACATTTCATGTATGTGTCCAGTATTGGATTATAAATTTTGCATTTATCTCTACACATGGGACAGTTATATTCCTCTTTTATTTGCTTTTTTAATGCATACTTAACTGGACGCTTCGTCCTGGAATCACTGTGTAATTCCATACCCTTCCACATCAAGAAATTGGCCGTGATGATCTTAGTCATATCTTATTTTCCGAAAAAAATAATGACGTCGTTGATATTTTCAAATACTTTGTCACCAAAACGAAGTCGACCAGTATCAATACAGTAATGACCCCGTATACCTTTATATGAAGCCTTGTGAAACATCTTAAAATATTAATTATTTTGTTTTGACTTAGTTAAACAAAAAGGTCTTATAATCGTTAAGATGAGTCTCGAGATAATCACGGGCAACATGTTTTCTGGTAAGACGTCGGAGCTTATCCGGCGTCTTAAGAGATACAAGGTTATGGGTAAAAAGATATCAGTCATAAACTCTACAAAAGATACGAGGTCAAATGATGATGTGATTCATACACACGATGACGTAAATTTTAATTGTATAAAAGTAAACCAACTCTCGGATACCCTCTTAGACAAAGGATTCTGTGAATCCGAAGTCGTAGCCATAGACGAGGCGCAGTTTTTTATGTGTCTCACAGATTTCGTGAGGATGTGCCTCTTTCTTAAAAAGACGGTCATCGTCGCTGGTTTGGATGCAGATTACAAACAAGACAAATTTGGGGAGATATTAGACTGCATACCCATGGCTGATAGCGTTACGAAATTATCTGCGTTATGTATGCGTTGTAAAGATGGAACACCCGGGCCATTTACTAAACGTATCGTAGATACACGAGAAATTGAAGTGATCGGTGGTTCAGATGCATACGAAGCCGTGTGTAGAACGCACTTGTTAGCTTAGAACCTTTTAATGTCTAAAATGACTACAATTCTTCTATCATCCGTGGTCTTCTCAACCTTATGATACCTCGAATGATCGAAAACAAAATCTTCTCCCACCTTGTGCTCGTGCGTCATATATTCAGTATCAAGTGTACTCGTACCCTCGAGTGTTAAGTGGTATCGCAGGTATAAATTGTGCTCGGCGCGGTGGGGTGGTATGGTGATTGGTCCGTCCATCACTGCTATCATTCCACCAGCGACACATGGAATCATGTCTATGCGCTTCTTTATATAAGGGATATCAGAAAGTTTGTAGTAGTAGTATTTTTCTGTTTTTTCAAACCATGCATCATCGTCGTGGAAATAGTGTTTCTCAAGTGCATCCATTTTATGCAGGAATGCGTCTCTTAGTTCTTTGTGATAGAGTTTAAGTATGCATAATCCACCAAAATCATTAGAATAATAAAATGGTTGGTGAAATAACACGTCCATCAGAGTGTTGCGCATACCAACGAGTGGTCTGAGTGGTTTGCGAAAATACAGGCGATCTATCGGATTCTTAAAATAGTCAAAGGCTACTAACACGACAGGGAACAGAACACATTTCATTATTTTCTCCATGTATAATAAATGCCAGGTTATAAAGGAAAGGAATACTACGCACCAGAACCAACTGACGAGGTCGATACACTCGACAAACGATTCTTCATGGGTCTCACTCGAACACAAACTGGTTTGATCGCACCACCCGTGATATATTTCACTATGGTACTTCTTGCTGTCATCATGGCACTCCCAGCCGTCTATAAGAAGCGACCAGGTCTTCTCATACCACTCGCCATTGGACTTTACATCAATGGAATTCACTTGTACCACCACTACGCACTATTGAAAAAATAAATTAAAAGTGTATATTAATAGAATGTTCCTATCCAAGGTTTTCGCAAACTTGATATTCCAGTCACTCGTGACATACGGCTTTGCGAAGGCTACCATAGAAGATCCCCAAATGAGCGAGGCGTTCGCGAAAAATGCACTCACGTACATGATAGCGTGGTTTATCGCGCTTCTCATGTTTGCATTCAGTAAAAATATCATCACTCGGTTCACACTCTTCACCGCCATGTCTGCCGTTGCCGGTATGTTCCTGGGTACACAAGGTAACACCAACGCGAAAGAAGCTCTACTCGATGCGGTCACCATTTTCATCGCCATGTTTACGCTCGGTGTGGCAACACACATGTTAGGCTATGACCTCCAGTCGCTCGGCTCGATTCTGTTCATCGCACTCATGGGTTTGATTTTGTTAAGACTCTTCTCCGGAAAAAAATATTCGGAGCTCGTCGTACCACTATTCGCACTCTTCGTCGTGTATGATACCAATAACATACTGAGACGCAACTATGAAGGTAACTTTGTGGGTGCATCATTTGACTATTTTGCGGATATTCTTAATTTGTTTAGTGGATTGCTGAATAATGAATAAGCCTATTTCTTACCAACACTGAAAAATCTCGTCATTTCTGGAAAATTAAAAATAAAAAAAATTATTTTTTTCTACGCTTTCTTCTTTGAAAAGTTTCGGAAAAAATAAAAAAAGTTTTTTGTGTTTTTAAAAATGAAAAAACATGGTGTTGCTTCGCAATTATTCTCGTCTTTTGGTTTGAAATCCTGTATATCCCTACATAAAAGTGAAATTCAAAAAAAATTTCGGATGTTAATAATAATGAGGGTCACACTCAAGAAAAGTCCGATCCGTGATAAGAAGTACCGGGTCACTTTTCCGGACGGAGATCATGTAGACTTTGGTGGCAAGGGGTACACGGATTATACCATACACAAAGATCCCATGCGTATGCGTCTCTATGTATTACGACACGGTGGCGGAGACACACGAAAATTTAGTGACCCACAAAAGGTACACCAGAGAATGTCTAAAGTGAGTAAGAGCAAACTCGAGGATTGGGGAATCTCGGGTTTGAGGACTGCGGGTTTTTGGTCCAGGTGGCTTCTATGGAGTGAACCAGACCTACGTGACGCAATGCGCTTCATGAAAATGCGCTTCGGACTAAATATAAAATATACGTAAATAACAGATGTTACCAGCTTTGATCCTTCCTCTATTGAATGTACTCGGTATAAACGTATTTCCGGGACAAGACGCATGGAGTCCAACGGTTCCGTTCGATAAAAATAAACACTATTCCGTGTCTGCATTATCTATACTTTGTTGTTGTATCATGATATCTAACGTGATGCGCAAAAAATTCATAGGATGGTGGGTCCCGGTACCAATGAAACCAGTTGGTTACGGTTCATTGGCGATATGTATAGCTCTATCTTTCCTCGTGACGTACGATACGTACCACAGGGCACTGAGCATGCTACCCAAATCGGAAGAAAAGAATGATTAGAAAAAGTTATCTGTTCGATACAATTTAGCGGAATAATCACCTGATTGTCCGAGTATATTCATAGTCTCGTTACCGTATATTTCTTGACACCCAATATCATCCATGCAATCTCTTTCACCCAAACTCACTGGAAGAGAGTACATCTGATCACCTGGTGTCACTGTGTAATAATGATATCTATCACGTCGTCCACGCACTTCCTTACCGTACAATGGCAGTGTCTCGTTGTTCTCACCAAGTAATACTCCCATCTGTTGGACGTGTTGTGGTTTATACTCCTTGATGGGTGGCGCTCTAAATTCACGCTCTACGGGAATTTGAACAGGTACGGCGACACGCTCGCGTGTGTGTACACGTCTTACGGGCTGAGGCTTCGTGAGTGTGTACAAGAGTATCAACAGTAAAACGAATATAGTGATGAGCATCGCCGTGTGTCTAGTCTTTGCGTTCATTATTAGTAGTCATAGATTTTAATACTATGTCTTGCATTATTCGTACATGTTTTTGTGAATATACTTGTTTACTATGTTTCTTATCATTTTTAGTCACACGTTTTTTGGGTTCCTTATAATCCATTAAATTACAATAGCGTCTAATTTTTATCTAGTGATAATTGATGACTCGTTGTCCGCGCATGATTTGTAGTACACCCCCATGAATCCCATGGTCACCAATTTTAGGAACGTGGTTAATTTCAATCTTTCTTCCGTTTACGATTAGGAACTTCCTAGAGCTGGTCAATATAGACCGTTCGGTCACCATTTTGGTTCCGGACCCCCAACGGTAATCGTAAACTGGAGCGTGATATGGCATTTTGTGTTTAATTTATATATGAATTGATATGACTTAGGTTAAATCAATTCGCCCAAGTCTATATTGAACGAGCAACCAAAGACCAAACATTACTGTCTTTAATAAATTATTTGCATCGGTATCATCCATCTTATATATGGGACCCATGATTCGTCCAAAGAAGGTTTCTTCCTTCGCGTTACCCGTGACATACATTTCCATCTGGGTCAATGCACACGTGTCATCGTTTACCGACCAATGGTAAAATATGAATGGTATCAGTATACTATACATTTCGAGTAGCTGCGTATTTTTCAGGAAAGGAATTACGAGCACTGCCATGAACAATACGAGATGGATGAGGAATATAATGTTCATCTATTAATATGGAACAAGAAAATATTGAAAATAACAGGATCGAAGGATTTCCAAAAGATATAGAAAAACCTGAAGCCCCAAAGAAATGGCACACACAACAGGAAAAGGTTCTCAAGGAATGGGGTGAGGCCGCGGCGTGTTACAGATACATGAACTATCAAGCGTTTCTTATGTTTCAAAAACTGAGTATG